CATCCAGTATCCTTACTAGTTGAGTCTGTATTATCATAAACCTTTAATTGATCATAAATTACTGCACCCTTCGCAAGTTTAATTTCTTGGTTAAAGGTAACAGGACCATCAAATTGTGAGAGAACTGTATGTGATTTACCACCTTCAACAATAATCCTTTCCTTAACAACAACCTCATCAAATACTACACTGAGTCTTGAAGGATCTTGTCCAGTTACAGTAGGGACAGGGATATCAAATGTCTTTTGCTCACCTGAAGATGAGGAATACTTAGTGTTACCAATAAAGAAATCACCATCACTATTCATACCAGTATAGACAACTGATCCAGCAGATCTTTCCTGTGCTTGAGCAAGGAAATCTTCTCTTTCACTAAGAGTCTTAACCTGAACCTGTGGCAGACCTGTTGAATAGTTACCTGGACCATATCCAATATATTCAAAGGTATGACCAGAAGCACGAATAATAGATGGTCTACGTACTTCAACTGCTAATGGATTAATCTTCTTAATGATTGATCCAGCAGAATGATTCTCTTTCTTCGTTCCAAAATAACCACGAATTACAGATATCTCATTATTACCTGAACCTGTAAGTGAAGATGTAACAATCCTCATAGATTCATTATCAATCTGTATGAATTCTCCAAGTCCAAATCTACTTACAGTACCAATTCCAGCATTAGGTAAAGAAACTTGAAGTACTGTACCAGTTGAGATACTAGCACCAAGAACTAAACTATGACCACCATAGAAATAAAGACCTCTTGCTGCAATATTTTCTGCTGTTGAATCAGAAGTAGCATTAGCTTCAGATAATCCGTGACGAAGAATACGTCCAGCAGCTAAATTAGCATCTGTCTTGGCAGAAAAAGCGACAGCAGAAGTCTTTTCTTTAACAAAGAAATCTCCAAGATTATTATTAGAAGAATCTAATACTCTAAACTTATTACCAGATACTAATCCGTGAGCATTAGCACAACTAAAGGTTGAATTACCAGTAGCACTATCATAAGTATCAGATGAAACTACTACAGAAGGTCCAGTGTTAATAGCATATTGATTAGCATATATGGTAGGATCACCACTGCCAGTATGAAGGGCAATTTCAGTAGCAGAAGGAATTGATTGAACTCTAAAGTGACCATCACTTACAGTTCCAATACCAGTTGTTTGTATTACATCATCAATGGTATGAGATATTCCTGTAGTTGTAACATTTAATCTTGCTGCACCATTACCAGCACCAATCTTAGTTTGATCAAAGAAATATGCTCCAGCACTATATCCAGAACCAGAAGCAATAATATTAGCACTTGTAACATTACCACCAGAAACAACTACCTTAGCAGTCGCACCATTCCAAGTTCCTGTTTGTGAAGTATTTAAAATTTTAACGTTTTGATACGTTCCATTAGTATAACTAGCACCTGCTGTTATAGTAGCAACGTTAATACCACCGAAACCGTGTCGTCTAGCAGTTGTAATTGTAGTAATACCAGTTGTGGCATCTACACTACTGATCTTAGATCCTATACCAAAATCTTGAATAAACTTATCAGCAGTTTCTCTTGTAATACTCTTCTTAAGATCATTTGTTATGACATCACCAAGAGGACTTCTCTTAGCAAATGAAACAGCAGATGGTGGGTTAGCATTAATATTATCCTTATCTTGTTGTGGATAAAGATCAACTACATTCTGGGCATATTTGAGATCAGTAAATTCTGTTGGGACAGCATTATCTGCCTTTAAGACAAATAAATGATATATTCCATCTTGAACATTATAAACATATTTGCTGATTACTTCATTTCTGTAGATATAATAGTTTGACTTAAGATCACTTCTTTCAAATCTTGGTAGACTAGTATTTCTAACAGTCGTATCATTTGTGAAAGTTCCTACAACGTGAGTATTACCATCTATATCAGCATTTGAGTGCTCAAATGTGGTGTCATCTACAATTGATGTAACTGCAAATGTACCATTATAAGCAGACGATCCTGCTCCAGTAACATTAACATCACTGGTTACATTCTTAACAATAATTTCATCACCAACATTTAAATTATGTGGTTGTTCAGCAATAACAGTAACCGTATTAGAACTTAAAGAACAAGTACTAATAAATCTTGGGTTCTTATTATAAGCATAATCAGTAGCACCAATTCCAGTAAGTGTAGAGTCAGTATCTACTCTAAATCCAGTTGAACTAGATTCCTGAATAATAAATCCCTCATTAGGATCTTTAGCATTGACTGATTCTTTAGGAACAACAACACGCATCTTATAGATTTTTTCATCTAAAGATCTTGGATCGTCATTTCTTTTTACATAAGATACAGCAGTATTAACAGTACTTAATCCATTAATAGAAGTAAAGAGAGCACTATTTGGTGAACCGTGAATATACCAATGACTGTTACTAGAATCCCATTGAATTGGATGACCAGCATCTCCTGATTCTTTATCCGAAACTCTACTTATAATAGTGAGACTCGTACCATCATAGACACTAATTGCTGTACCATTTTCAGCATTAGTCTTTGTTGATGCTAATTTAACTTGAGTTGCTGACTGACGAATAGCATAATAAACAGTATTCTCAATAATATTTTCTGGGAGATCTCCATCGTGACTAAAGATTCTTACCTTTTCACCAGTTTGAATTTGATGTGTTCCAATAGTGAAAACATCAGATGTTGGTCCAGAGGTAACAGAATATGATTTCTCCCCAATACTAGCACCTTCAGCGACATTTCCACCACTAATAACATTATCAACCATTCGCACTTGTATTGAATGAGTTGTGCTAGTATCAATATCTACATATAATTCTTCATTTGCTTTAGCACCAACTCTATAACCTTGAATGATAGTTGGTGGTTTATCATCTGCATCATCATAACCATATATGTAAAGATGACTTGAAACACCAACTGCATTTGTTTTTGCTACATCAAGAGCAATCCAATCAACTTTTGAAACATCAGATGTAATTGCCTTTGGAGTAATAATATTAGTTACATAAGCATTATTATCCTTTAAGAATGCTGTTCTCTTAAATCCTTCAGCAGAAAGTGATATTTGTCCAAAGTTGGAGTTAGAGTTTGTAATTGAAGCATCAGAACCAGACTGAATATCAAAATGCTTATTACAACCAATAGCAAATACGGAAACAATCTGAAGCATTGCATCCTTTACGATCTTAATGTGACTGGTTTCCCAGCTAGATCTATAAACAGCATCAGAATCTAAGTGATAAACAGTTGCTGCATTAAGTGATGCTGAATCTCTTGCTAGAGCAGATCCTTTTGTTACATTTATTGCAAGACCTTCATATAATCTAGAAGTTTTATTATACTTTACAAATGAACGATCATCTTTTTGTAGTGAAACACCAGTAAACTGGGCAACAACCATTGAACGGAAACCAGATGCTTTACTACCATCTGCCTTCAATCCATTCATACCATAAACTGAACGCATAGAACAGTTAAAGATATAAGGAGAAGCACCAGCAACGGTGTCAGTCTCAATAGTTACTGTTGCAGATGAAGTACCAGGAGCAGCAGGTAAGTTATCCCTTACATAAGGTAACAAATATGTAAATTGAGTATCACTAGTAACATTCTGTACTGTTGTTGAAATATTATAATCTAATACACTAATCCCATCAATTTTAATTGGAGTTCCAGTATTTAATTTATGAGGAGTTAATGTTGTAACTGTAATAACTGATCCTGGAGTAACCCCATCACCCGAAATAGCATTAGTAAGACTAATTGGATCTGAAGCAAAAGCACCAACAATTTCCCATTCTGGTCTTTGCTTAGAGAATCCTAAAGCATTTATTGGATACTTCTGATCAATATCTCTACCAGATGCAACATTAAATGCATTTGATAGCTTGCTATAATACATATCAAGATCAGTGATAGTATATCCCGCAGGGGTATTAACACCATCGGCATATTCAAAGCAAGTTAATTTATGGTGAGAGAATGTTGGTTTTGACTGATTACTTGATGAGAAATCATTCCTACTAGTATAAACTAATCCAGTTTCTTTACCATCAAAAATAGAGAACTGCCAGAAATAACAAGAACCTGTAATCTTAAAGATAGAAGAAGAAGTTGCGTCTATATCGGTTGGGTTAGGGACATACTTAGGACGAATCTTTGTTTTTCTTAGATCCAGACCAACAATAGAAGTTCCTCTTGGAACTACAACACCACCCCAAATACTATTAAACTTATAAAGTATATTATCTTCTTGTGTTAAATCAAAATTAGATGTTAGAGTAAGAGTTAGGGTAACATCAGCATTTGATTCTGATCCAGATGGAGACACTGCTTTGGCAGTCGCACCATCCGCTTTAATAGCAAATCCTGGACGATTATCAATTACATGCTCACCTGGATATACAAGAACTGTCGTCTTTTCTACAATATCGTTATCATTACCCCTTAAATATGAAAATCTTGCTGACTCTAACAGTGCACGCTGAATCGTCTTAAAAGGTTGGGTTAATGAATTACCCTGATTCGTGATACTATCAGTAGAATCAAGATCATTCGGATTCACGTATAGAATACGCCCTTCCGTATTCTTTATAAAATTCTCTAATTTATTAAGAGGCATCGCTTTATTCTTGCCAAATATATTTCTATGTTTCTATTTATCCCACTAAATGTTCTCCCATATTTAGGGTGCATCAGAATTATCTTCCCTATACATACGAAGAAACTCTTCATCAGTCTTTTCAGTACCGATTAAACCTTCTTCTTTTAACTTCTTATAATTATAACACCCATCAAAATTTAATTTAATTTTGGGGTCATTTTGCTTTTTCATGAATAGAAAGTCCAGCGTACTCTATGCGATCTGGATCAAGTAGTTTGTCAACCACTTCCTTAACGTTCATGAATTGTTCCGTTGTTTCACATGTTATAAATTTCTCCTCTCCATCATCAGAAATGAGGAGAAAAGATTTATTACACACATCAATAATCGTCCGATTTACAAAATCGTCGTCCATATGGTCTTCCACTTAATCCAGTCATCATATCATATGTAGACGAGTTTGTCAACCAATTGTTATGTTGCCTGTCATTGCTAATCTATTATCATAACCAGAAGGAAGTACCATATGATATAAGGAAGCAGGAAACATTAAAAATAAACCAGATTTTGGTTTAATCTGAAAATTGTGACACAATCCAAGTGCATTTTTAATTTCTGGATCCAAATAATGTAACATCTTAGAAGATTCATATTCCATAGGATTACGGAAACTAATACATCCTCCTTCAGCGTTTTCATATGCATTAATATACCAAGTAAAGACAAAATCAGCACAAGGATGTATATGATCCACATGATATCCACCCCTATTCAGTCCAGTTATCCAAAGTGCATCTAGATTCCAAGAGGGAAATTTTACAGTACTAAGTTCCCTTTGTAATGGTACTAAAAAATGTGCTTTCAAATATTTGTCAACAAACTTTTTATTTTCCTGCAGATTATTAGGTGTTTCCCATCCACCACCACTAGTACGATTTTCAGTCTTTCCTTTTTTTAATTCATCACAATATTCTACGAGACCGTTTGGAACAGGTATCGTCGCAGAAAAAATTAATTGAGGGAATAAAGGTCTAATATCCATCATCAGAAATGATAAGAAAAGATCTATTACACACATCAATAATCGTCCGATTTACAAAATCGTCGTCCATATGGTCTTCCACTTAATCCAGTCATCATATCATATGTAGACGAGTTTGTCAACTATGAAGGTTCAGTCGGCCAAGTAGGATCACTAGAATCAGATGTATTAGCAGGTAGGTCTCTTAATGCTTGACGATATGTTGCCCATTCTGTTTTTTTAGATCCTGATAGTCCATTATCATCTATTCTTGTCCAATCACAATCAGTAAGTTTCTTATTTCTTCTTATCCTTAAATCCTCATCCCAATCAGATGATGAGGGTGATGGACTTTCCCTCATTTTTAATTCATTATTAAATGTTGTTTCTGCCTGTGAATATACTCCTATCTCACTCATAGTAACATTTGATTTTCCATCATTATATTCTATCTGTCCTGTAGAACCATCCCAATGAACTGCATGAACATCTGAAGGAATCCATGACATATCTGTACCAATTCCACTAATAACAGTAGAACCAATTCCAATAGTCTTGTCAGCAGTAATAATAGTTAAATTCATCCTTCACCTCCTTCTAATTTATTTATTGGTTCATCAACTGATTCTACCTGAATAGGTGCTATTGGATTTTGTAACATAGCAGTAGTAATCTGTTTAATTAATCTCCTATTCTCTTCATTATCTCTAACACTTTCATTTCTTGCTGATTCAACAGCAGCACCAGTTTGTCTCTGTTGCTGTGAATTTTCTATCAATAACATAGGCAACCAAGTTACAGCACATCCCCATTCATCAACTTCTTCACCTGATTGTGGATTAGTTCCTCTAACTTGAGTAAACCATTCACATTTAAGTTTCATACATTCCTCACCAATTAAAGGGCACCAATGTTCTTGTTCAAGTTTCATAATAATTAATTTCTACTACAGATTATAGCATCAACATACCGTACATCCAAGTTGATTGAAGGATTTGAAAATCCGTGGTTGTGAGAACCGCCACCACCAGAATATGCACCATATCTACCTTGAGGACTTTTATTTGCATCATTAATATTATAACTACCAGCATCAGCAGCTAGTCCTGGATACTGATTCTGTGGATTTCTCATTGAACCAGTACAGTTACCATCATCATGGTCCATGTTTGATATCCAGTGACGGTGACTTGGTATCTGTGATGTTGTTAGTGTATGGTTTGAAACACTACCTCCACTAGTAGATCTACTACTATTAAATGCAGTAGT